CCCAGTTGATTGACAGGGTAAAAGATGATTCGGATGAAAAATATTGGACACCTGGGTACACAAATGGAAATTTTTACCTTATTGATTTTGCCACAGATATACTGAGTTATTCAAATTTAAAATCTGATTTTCAAGCATTAAATCAAGAATTATATAATGCAACGATAAATGGAGATTATTGTGATAATCTACCTGTAATTAGAAGAATTAATTCTTGTCAATCTTTGATCTTTTTAATAAGGTTGTACATTGTCGAACAAGCAATGGTGTCCATTCAAGTATGTGATAAATATGATTTAGAATTTATGGATAGCGAAATCTTCGCCACAAATACTTTGTCTCTACTTTACAATGATACTATAAAATATCGCGAATCATTTCCACTTGAAGAAGATGTTTATAGCGATATATTAGAGGTTTCACAAAAATATTATGAGATTTTAACCGTCCTTGGGATAAAAGAACAAATACCAGCCAAAACACAAACAGATTATTTAATAGATATTATTAGACAAGAAGCGAAAAATTTAAAATCTTCTATTGTAAATACATTAAATCTTCAAGAAAAATGGAAAAACTGGGATGGATTTGTTAATAAACGGCTCATTCCAACTTACGATGCACCATCCAACGTTGAAGAAGATTCGACACAGGCAACCTTTGCGGTGCCCCCTGATAACAAAATGTATACATATAAGGAAAGCTTTGGTATAACTATGGCTTCCGATTTCCCGCCTACAAAAGAAAAATTGAGACAATTTGCAGAAAATGCCATATATGAAACGGAGGAAGCAAAAACTTTTTATGGATCTTTGGAAATGGCAATTCCTAAAGCCGAGCTTCAGGAGCTAAAAGATAAGCTGTTTGATGTCGCTGATAATTGGTTTTCTATATTACAATCCGCTGATTTTGAAGCAGATTTACTTAAAATCCCCGAAGCAAACCGCTATTCATCCGACTACACGGAGTCCGAAGTTAGAGAATTAGTTGATACCATAGAAGTTTCTAGCGCGTTTGGAAACTATACAGTAGATTATAGCCTTAAAGCTACAACAACATATTATGAATTGGAAGAGTATAGTGGCGGATCAATGAACGTGACGCAATGGGAACCAATAACCCGATTGGAACTGATTTGCACGGTCGATGGCGATTTAACACCCGATTATGAAGAACTAACTAATGCCCAAGGGATTTTAGACCCATTTAAGAATTACAACGGTGGCTTTATGTTTGAAAGATACGTTGACTATAGAGAAGTTGGTAAAGATAATATTATTACTGGATTTACTTCATTTTTAGCACAAATAAGTTCACAAATATCTAATGGCACTATTAATGGTGATAAGTCTCTATTTGATATATATGAGTATATCAGATTTGGATATCGAATGGTTTATATTGTAGATCCAGTCCAGGCAAGTCCCACACAGTATTCTTTTGATGGCGATAAAGCTTACTATGACACTGCAACTAGTATTCCAGAATTAATGGATCAGTTGGGAGACATAGAACAAGTATCAGAAAAACAAAAAGCATTTTCTGTAAATGGACAAGTTAGATATTTTAATGAAGAGCTGTTTGTCGCTAAGTATTACTCTTTTCCCATAGCAAATGCAGAGTGTGAATATGTTGACACAATCAAAGCTAATACGGGAACCAATATTAGCGTTCAAGAGTTTCTTGATACCATACAAGAAAAATACAAAACTGATATTTATGAAAATATTAAAACAGCATTATTAGAAACCGATGAATATAAAATTGTTATAAACGATATACTGACGTTAAAAGAAATAATATCTTCATTGTGTATATATCAATATGCTGCTTTATCCGATGAAGATGTTTTTAGATGTAACATCGAGGGGCTTAGTTTGCATGATATTACATCAAGAGCAAAATTATCAACATTACAAACATTTTATGCTTCTATTTATGGTGGAGGAAAAATATCGTACCAAGATCCTTTTACTAAAGATCTGAACGAAAACTACTTATATAAGGAGTAAAGTTCGTTGTCTGGTTATTCACCAAAACTTCCGTTATATGTTGATACAGAAAGCGGCTATGCGTTAAATAAAAACGTCATAGCGGCTATAAAACAAAATTTGAAAATGGTGGTACTTACCAATCCTGGTGAACGTGTAATGATTCCAGATTTTGGTGTAGGTGTTAGGAGATATTTATTTGAAAATGCCACTCAGCAACTATTTGATGAAATAGAACAAAGAATCAATCAGCAGGCACGAGTATATTTGCCATATATATCAATTAAGTCGGTTCGATTTTTATCAGAAAGTAATGATTTTACAGAAACACAACTTGCTCCATCCTCATTGGCTAACTACATGTATATATCAATCAGGTACACTATACTTTCTGCTAATGTGCGCGATACTTTAATATTACAAATTTAATTATGATAATAATTAAACTATAGGAGATACATTTTAGTGGTAGATAGAAGAGAAAATATAAAAATAGATTATCTTAGCAGGGACTTTTCTGCAATTAAAGAAGATTTAATACAGCACGCGAAAAGGTACTATCCAGACACTTTTAAAGACTTTTCTAATGCTGGATTCGGTGCCTTAATGGTAGATGCTGTTTCTTATATTGGCGATATTCTATCATTTTATCTTGATTATCAAGCAAATGAAAGTTTTATTCTGACCGCAAACGAATATGGTAATCTTTTAAAACATGCTCAAACTGTTGGTTACAGACACCCAGGACCGCGCTCTACTTTTGGCGAGATTACATTATATGTTTTGTTACCGCCCAATACAACAAATACTGGTCCAGACTTGTCATACGCCCCAATGT